CGCGGGCAAGTTTAGACGGCGGCATCAACTCGATGAGGGGCAGGCCTGTCAGCCGAGCCCTCGACACTCAGCGCGGTCCAGACAGGGACGGCAAGCGCTGGGCCGGCACTCAGCCAATGCGCAAGCAAAGGTCGACACCGGCGGCCCGGGACGTAACCCGGGACGGCCTTCAACCCGAGCAACGCAGGGCCCTTGCATGGGCAGCTCGGGGGCTTTCAATGCGGGTAATGCGGCACATGGGGTAGACGCGTGCTCCCGTGCTCGTGGCAACACTCCGGGGCGACCCGGACCCGCTCCATTTCGGGGGTATGACACGGCGCATGCCGTGGCCCCCTCTTTCGTCCCCGGCCTCGGCCGGTTGTCAAGACCGGCGACGGATGCACCGTACGAAAGCCGGCAACCCGGGTCGCACCCGGGCCTATTCGTTTCAACGGGGGCGCAGCAGACCGTCCCCCTCCTCCGCGGTGTGCGCTCGAAAGAGCAGCGCCCCCCCCTTACACAGGAAGCACCATGACGAAGGAAGCCACCCCTCGGGGCGCTGACTCGGTCACGCCGCGAGGCAGGGACACGAAGTCGGCCCAGACCGACAAGCCGCTGAACGCGAAGCAGCTCAGGTTCGTTGAGGAGTACCTCAAGGATCTGAATGCCACGCAGGCGGTGATTCGCGCGGGCTACAGCGCCCGCAATGCTGACGTGACTGGCCCGAGGATGTTGGGCCATGTTGGGATCGCAACAGCGATTGACGCCAAGCGCCGGGAGCTCACGCACGCCAACGGCATCACGGTCGAGCGCGTGCTCAAGGAGCTGTCCCGGCTAGCCTTCGCGGACACGCGGAAGCTCTATCGGGAGGACGGATCGCTCAAGTTGCCCCACGAGTGGGACGACGACACGGCCGCGGCCATCGCCGGGCTCGACACGGTCGAGGAGTTCGCCGGCAAGGGCGACGCTCGGGAGTCGATCGGCTGGTCGAAGAAGGTCAAGCAGTGGGAGAAGAAGGGCGCGCTGGAGACCCTGCTCAAGCACCTCGGTGCCAGTGGCGACAAGCCGGCGGAGAACCACCTCCACGTGAACATCACGGTGCCCGGGCTCGCGGACTTCGCGGCCAAGCTGGCGAAGGTGGTCGGATGAGCCTCCTACCGCACCAGCAGCGCGTGGTCGACGAGAAGGAACAGCTCGACTTCAAGCTCGCCGGACTCAACGCCTTCCTGAGCACCCGCACGTTCGACTCGCTCGGCAAGCTCGAACAGGGCCGGATGCTCCGGCAGGCCGGCTTCATGTCGCAATACTCGGCGGTTCTGGCCGACCGCATCAGGGCGTTCCCGCAATGAAACGCCGGGCCGTCCGCCTCGCCTACGCGCTGTTCGCGATCCCCGCGATCCTGATCATGGCCGTCCTGTTCGCCGTCGGGCTCGCGCTCGTCGCGATCGAGGATGCGTTCGATCGATGATGGCACCGACCGAGCTTGAGCTCCGGGCGCTGATCCGCCCGGCCGTCCAGTCGTGCCCGTTCGAGAAGCTCGCCGAAGTCTGGGGTCTCATCGAGGCCGACTACGGCGCGATGGGCCAGCGCGCGCTCGTGCTGGAGGACCGCTATTACCTGCTGACCGTCATGTGCGGTCGCGTCGATGCCGTGCATCCGTGGCTCTATGCCCGGTGCCGCGAGGTCGAAGCGAACCCCGACGGCTACCTCGACCTGTGGGCGCGCGAGCACTACAAGTCGACGATGATCACATTCGCGGGCGCCGTGCAGGAGATCCTGCGCGACCCCGAGATCACGATCGGGATCTTCAGCCACACGAAGCCGATCGCGAAGAAGTTCATGGTGCAGATCAAGGAAGAGCTGGAGCGCAACACCAAGCTCCAGACGCTCTTCCCCGAGATCCTGTGGGCGCGTCCCGAGAAGGACAGCCCGCGCTGGAGCATCGAGTCGGGCATCGTCGTGAACCGCAAGACGAACCCGAAGGAGGGCACCCTCGAAGCGTGGGGCCTCGTCGACGGCCAGCCGGTCAGCGCGCACTACCGCCTGCGGATCTACGACGACGTGGTGACCCTCGCGTCGGTGAGCACGCCCGAGCAGGTCGAGAAGACCACGAAGTCGTGGGAGCTATCCGACAACCTCGGCGCCCGCGGCGAAGACGGGATGATGCGCGCATGGCACATCGGCACGCGCTACAGCTACGCGGACACGTATCAAGAGCTGCTGAAGCGCGGCCTCAAGCCCCGCATCTACCCGGCGACGGACGACGGCACGATCAGCGGCAAGCCCGTGTTCCTCACGCAGGAAGCGTGGGTCGACAAGGTGGCGAAGACCGCGGGCCCGACGCTCGCCTGCCAGCAGCTCCAGAATCCCGCGGCCGGTGCGGAAGCGCTGTTCCAGCCCACGTGGCTGCGCTTCGCTGACATCCGCCCGGCAACGCTCAACGTCTACATCATGTGCGACCCGGCGAGCTCGCACAAAAAGGGCAGCGACGATACAGCGATGGGCGTCGTCGGCATCGATGCTGGTCGCAACGGCTACCTGCTCGACGGCTACCACCACAAGATGGGGTTGACCGAGCGCTGGGTCCGCATGCGCGACCTGCGCCGCAAGTGGATGGCCGAGCCCGGCGTCCAAGCAGTGCATGTCGGCTACGAGCGCTACGGGATGCGCGACGCTCTGGAGTATTTCGAGCAGCGCATGGAGATCGAGGGCGACCAGTTCCCGATCGTCGAGCTCAACTGGCCCACGCAGGGCAGCAGCGGCGCCAAGTACGACCGGATCCAGCGGCTCGAACCGTTCTTCCGTGCCGGCCGCTTCTACATCCCCGCGGTGATCGACGGCGAGACCTCGAACCAGAAGCGCGTTCGCGAGGCCGGCGAAGAGTGGCGGATCCTGCGACCGACGCGACGCGTCGACCAGACGGGCAAGGCCTACAGCCTGAACAAGCGGCTGCTGACCGAGTACCTCGTGTACCCGTTCAGCCCGCACGATGACTTTTTGGACATGCTCAGTCGGATCTTCGACATGGACATGCGGCCGCCCGTGATCGTAGACGAGAGCGCGCTCGAACCACCCAAGGGAACGCAATGACCGCGCGAGTCTGCCAGTGCATGTCCTGCTCGATCATCGCGCTCCGCAAGGAAGCCCTGCGCGTCAAGTCGGAGATGCGGCAGCGCAGGGCCGGCGGCCCGCGCGTGAACAACCGCGTGCCCGACTACGAAGAGCCGAGCGACCTCGGCGACGCGCTGTCGGAGATGGAAATTGAGCACCCGCTTCTGGGGGAAGCGGACGGCACTCATCGGGCATTCGACCCGGCGAGTCTCGATGACGACAACGGAGGAGGGCTCGACCAATGATGCAAGGTGCAGGCAGTGCAACACCGTACAGGGATGGGTGGCGTGAGATTGCGTCCGGCACGTTCGTCCCGTACACGAAGGGCTCGCGCGACGATCCGGCGAACACACGCGGCGCGGTCTGCGCGTGCGTACTGCTCGAAGAGATCGAAAAGCGGAGCGAGGCGGAGACCTTAGTCGACGTCCTTCGCGCGTTCCAAGCGGAGATCCGAATCACGTCCCAGCGAATGCTGAACGAGGCGATGTGCGGTCACCTCGACATCATCGACATGCGCGACCCGGATCTCCATCCCGAGGTGACGGCACGCAAGCTCGACGGCCTCGAATACGCGACGTCGGCACCGCCGGCGCGCGAGCCAGACGTGATGACGTTCGGGGAGCTCAGGGCCGCCCTCAAGGCGCTGCACGAAACGCTCGGTCAGCCGTGCAGGTTCTCGGGCAACGGGCCGTGCGAGGACGATCTTGTGCGCGTGACCAACCTGCGCATTGACACCACTTCGGTGCCGGCATGAAGGGCCTCGAACAGCTCATCGTCTGCGGCCTCGGCATCGGCTCTGTCTTCACCGCGGTCTACCTGCTGTGCATGTCCGGCCTCGCTGCGCGCGACAAGAAGACGATCCTGATGTGGCAGCTCTTCCTGTGCGCTGCGTGTACCGCGGCGTGCGGCGTGCTCGTCATCGGGGAGGCGCTGTGAGCAACCTCGCCCACGAGAAGTTCGGAAAAGACCTGAGCGACGCCACCGCGAAGTTCGACCCGGAATTTCAGGGCATCCTCAAGCGAGCGCAGGAGCACGACGCTGCGGCCCTCGGCAAGCTCGCGGGCACGCTGCATCCGCAAGAGGTCGAGTCATCGATGCGCAGGCTCGGCGCCGCGCTGGGCCGCATTGAAGAGCTGCGCGTC